ATACCCCGGAAGCCCCCGATGTCGCGCCACCACATCACAATCCCGTGGACGATCGCCACGGGCAACTCCACCAAGATGGTCATGATCAACCGCGGGGCCATGCTCACCAACGCCGGGATTAGCTCGATGATGAGGGTCACGATGAAGTCAGGGATGAACTTCCGCAGGAACGCGGGCAGGTTGTTGATGCCCTTCGTGATGGCGTCGATACCGGACATCGCAGACCGGGCCGTTGCCGCGCCGCCTTGCTGCCCGAGCTGTTGCAGTCCGCCGATCGCGGCGCCGAGCGCGGCGCTCAGAGGTGCGGCAATCCCAGCGATGTTGCCGAGCAGGCCGCCTTGCCCCGCGAAGGCTTCGGCGAACTTGGCGCCGAGCATGGGGATCGCCTTGGACAACCCGCCGGCAATGTCTCCGCCGATGATCGCGCCGATCGCGCCACCGATGCGGGTGCCGCGCTGGATCACCTTGGCGTACTCCTCCCCGAGCAACGTGATGAGCGCCTTGAGGTCTTTAGCCGCACCCTCCAGCCCGGTCTGTACGCCACTGATCAGCGCGTCCGAGACTTGCCCTGACAGGTTATCGGCCCAACCCTGAAGCCCGGGGTTCTCTGCGGCCAGCCTTTGCGCGTCGCTTAGCAGCAACGTCAACCGCTGGTAGTCGTCAAGCACATCGCGCTGCGGGGCGATCTGGTTGATCGCTGCCTCAAGGTCACGCGCCGATTGGATCGCGGCCGCGGGGATGAGGTCATCGGGCACCGATAGCGCCGCCTCCAGGTTCTCCCGGTCCTGAAAGGCATCGAGCGCCCTGACCAAGTCGTCATAGCGCATCTTCAGGTCGGACAGGTGCCGCTTGGCTTCCTGCCGGGCCTTGTTGGCGGCTTGCTCGCGTTCCTCTTCTTCGTCAAGCGCGCGGCTGTACTCCTCCGTGGCGCTGATGATGCCGAGCCGGTCATTGTACAGCTTTTCAAGTTCCGCGCGCTCAAGCTTGGCCGCGGCCAGCTTTTCGCGCGCCGTCTGTCGGGAAACCCTGGCCTCCTCAACCTCCGCCTCTGTCAAGCCGTTGAGAACGGACGTGTTTTTGAGTTGCGCGTCTGCCGCTTCGATGTGGGCTTTTTGCTGCTCAATCGTGAGCGCAATATCCCGGCGCTTCGTTTCGACTTGATCGTCAAGCGCGATGCGCGCCCGCTCCGCTTGCGCGGCGTGCCGGTCGATCTCGCCGGTTAGCTCCTTGAGCCCTGTCTCTGCGTCCTTGTTGGATGCCCTGAGTGCGACGATCGCAATCCGCACCGCATCGATCTTCTCCTGGGCGGTTGACGCCCGGTCGCCTGTCTCTTGCAGACGGGCGGCCAAACGTCCGCCGGCTTCGTCAGCGTCCATCGTGGCGTTCTTGAGCAAGATCATCGCGGTAGTTACCGCAGCCGCCACCACGGCCAGCCCGGCAAGGATGCCGGCCAGCGGTGCCAGCTTCGTCAGTATCCCGGCAAACGATGCCTTGAGCACTTCGGCTGCTTCGCTCGCGTCACCGAGCGCAGCGGCGATCTCGGGGCCTTGTTGCATCAGGACAATGAACGGCGAACCGCCGCCGGCCAACTGCTGGCCAACGTCCATCAGGTTGTACCGGAGGGTCATCACCCGCCCGCTTAGGTTCTTGATCTGCTCTGCCTTTGCTCCATCTGGATCGGGTTCTGGGATCGGCGGGATGGGTGAGGGGGCCGGCATGGGGCCGGGTGCAGGCGTTGGTGCAGGCGCAGGCACGGGCACTCCCGGGCCGCCGCCATTCTGCTGCGACAGCTTCGCCGCCGCCCGCGCCGCCGCCTCTGCCGCTTGTGCCTGCCGCTCCAGCGCCGCCGCGGTATCGGCCGCCTGTTGGTCAAGCGCGTCGCCGGTCTTCGTTGCCGCCGCTTGCTCGCTGGCGAGCCGGTCTGCGCCGGCCGCTGCCGCCGCGAACGCCTTGGACGCTTCATCCTTCGCCCTGACCACGACTTCGATGATGTTGTCAGCCATCGACTATACCGCCGCGCCGGTCAGGGCTTTGAGAAGCGCCGGGATCGGCCCGTGCTCCGCCTCGTGAGCATACCCCGCATGGGCGCAGACGGCATCCCACACGACGGCTTCCCACGGGTCAACCAAGCCAAGCACCGCGGACGGACGTTGCCCGTAGCGGCGCGCGGCCAGGTCAGTCGATACGGCAAGGTCAGGGTCAGCCCGCGCGAAACGAAGACACGGACTGTACCGCCTCCATCGCCTGCGCCAAAGCAGCCTTGACCACGGCAATCTGTCCAGCGACCGATACCGACAGGATAGACACGGCGCCCGCGCCGATGTCTTCCCGACCGACCGGGACCACGCGGCAATCAGTCCACACGTCCGAGCCTTGGGCGCGGATACCCGTCACCGACGCCAAGACGGCCTTCTCACCCCCCTCGAATAGCGTCCGCAGAAGCGCCTCAACTTGCCCCGGTGCGCCGCTCGGGTCACCCCCCGCGCCGGGCTGCGACTGAGCGACCGCCGCATTTATGACCCCGGACAAGAGCCCCGCCCGGGTCGCTTCGGCGACGGTCAACCGCTTGACGCGCCACTCGATCGGGATGCCGTTGGACATGTCGGGCACAGCCACGACGGAAGCGATGGCGATCGCGGACAGGTCGAAAGCTGGCGTGGCGCCGGGCTCAGACATCATAGGTGGCCTCGCCGTTGGTGACGACGATCTCGGGGTTTCCGATGCTCTCGAACTCAACCGTTGTCGTCAGGTCCGCAATCCCGTCCCCGATGGTCTCGGTGACCTTGCAGGTACAGTCGTTGATCGTGTACACCAGCGTTTTCGCGCCGGTTGCCGTGTCGGTACAGGTGATGACCAGATCGGCCGCGGTATCGGCAAGCTCGGCCGCGCGGGGGCTGAAGCTGTCTTTGTCGACCGTCACGGTGGTACGGACCTCACGGACGCCCACGGACGGCTCAGCCGTGTTCAGGCTGCCGAGCTGCGGCCGGCGGTTCAGACTGTTGCTCAGCACGCTGGACAGGCTCTTGACCACGCCGATGGAAGACCCACCCCACGTCACGACCACTTCGTAGTGCTCAATCGGCACCGCGCTGGTCAGCGTCGGAACACCTGCCGCGCCGGCCACCGCCTTACTCTGGGCGATGATGTCAAAGGCAAACGTGACCTCAGAACCCGGCGTGGCGTTCATCGTCATGCTGTTGACCTTGCAGCCTGCGTAGACCTCCGAAGAGCCCGACGTGCCGACGATCTGCTCAAGCGTCAGCGACGGAAGCGCCGCCGCCGCTGCGAAGGTGAACGGCCCGACCCCGCTGACGCTGCCGAAGGCCGCGCGCAAGAGCAGGCCGAGCGCGCTGTAAGACCCCGGGACGGTGATAGTCCCGCCGACCTGCGTGTCAACCACGAAGCGGCTCTCGACGAAAGCAGCCGTGGTGTGCGCCAGCCGACCGCGGGTCGCGCGGTTGCGCGCGGTCTGCGTCAGGCTGGAGCCGTTGAGGTGGTTCCACCGGGTGCGGCTGACGGGTGTGCCGGGGGTGACCTCAAGACCGAGGCCAACGCAAGAGCCGAGGGAGCGGTAGGGGACGGCCATTGGTCGGGCCTCCTATGGGGCGGTAGTGTTAGATCGCAGGCTCAATAGCCCGAACGGTGATGACCCGCTTGTCAAGCGCGCCGGCAGACTGCCCCCACCCGATTGTCAGGGTCAGGAGACCGTCTTCGTTGCTATCCGGGGTCAGGATGCCGCGAAGCGTCGTTCCGGTCGTGTCGGTCCACGCGCGCAGGTCAGCGGCGGCGGTCCACGCGGCAAGCGGCGCGGCGGCATTGTCGACGACAGCGGCGAAGGCCCAATCCACGTCCTCGAAAGCCGTGGACCCGCGGTAGGAAGCGCCGACCCCGAACGAAAGCCCGTTGAGCGGGGGCGTGATGAAGTGGCGGCGCTCATCGACGATCGCCACGACGGTCTGCGCTGGGGCAGGGGTGAGGCTCGCCGCTGATTCGGACCACGACCCGTTGTCAAGCACAATCGACCGGCCGCCGGGCATAACGCGCGGCGACTCAGCATACGCGCTGATTGTGTTGACGAAGGGACCGCCGGACGGGTCGACTGCGACGGTGGTAGCCGGTCCCCAATAGAGGTACACGACCTGCACCGAGCCGGTGATAGCGTCGGCGCTGAGCGTCAGGCTGAAGTCAAACTGCGCCAGCTTGCTGGCATATACCCACGTCGCCCGCTCATGCGTGATCGCCGAGCCGTTGCTGTACGCGATCATCACGTCGTAGCCGTTGGCCTGCACGGTATCCCAGAAGACCTCCAGGTCCGAGCCGAGCGTCAAGCGCGCAACCGCGGACGCGCCCGGGGCAATGGCGGTCATATTGACCGTGACGGCCAAGCGGTTGGCGTACACACTGCCATTCGTGGCGATTGCCCAAGACATTACGGCACGCTCTTCCACTGCCATACGACAGTGACGATACAGGTTGCGAGGTTGCCGGGCAGGCCCAAGTCCGCGGCGCCAGAGGGCAGGGTCAAGTCCGACACCCGCACATCGCGGACCGTCGCCCCGAGCGTCCGGTCTGTGATGAGCTTGGTGCGAATGTCCTGCCAGAGCGCGATGGTAGCAGCATCCCGCGCATAGGGGGTATCGGCGGTCCCCGGCGCGCTGATGCGAAGCTCGAACGGCACCGCGACGCTGTCGCTGCGGAGGTTGCCGCCGGCTGTGTCGAGGTTGGCCGAAACCGCCCGCCACTGGATGCACTTGCCCGAGCCCGGCGGGTTGGCGCCGACCCCGTAGACCACAGTGGATGCCGACATGCCTGTGACTGCTTGCAACTGGGTTTGCAAAGCGGTGATCACGTCGCTGATTGTGGTCAGGCTGTCGCTCATTGTGCGGCTTCGATCTCGGCTTTGAGGTGCTTTGCAAACTGCGCGGGGAGCCGGTCAGCGGCGACTTGGGCGCCGGGGCGCAGGAAGGGGCGCGCTCGGATGGTCACGCTCGGGACCAGCATATACCACGGGGCGCCGGTAGGCTTGTGGATCAAGAGCAGGCGCCCGGCCTTGGACTTGCGGACGTAGAACAGGCCCGCGCCGCTGACCCGCAAAGGGGTCGGGTAGCGGTCCACTCCCGCCTGTGTCTTCGCTGCCGCAAGCGGTATCCGCAGGTACTTGCCGCGCTTGGGGGTGATTGTCGCGCCGTATTCATGCGTGCCCGCGTAGACGACAGGAGCCGCACCCGAGACACGACCGCCCGCGCTGATGACCGCTTCGGGGCCTTCAGGGCCTTGCCGCACCTTGCCTGCGATGGAGCGCACAAGGTGTCCGGTGCGGACTTGCAGGACGGTAGACGCCCGGTCCTTCGCCGCACCCTCCCCAATGAGCGCCGCCGCAACCATCGTCCGGTGCAGCGCCCGCGTCACGCCGGCTTGACCGATGGCGCGCAGCTTCGCCGCCAACGCCTCGGGGGTCATCACAGCCCCCGGATACGATGCGGCGCGACCAACTCTCGCACGACGGCCGGCAGGGTTTCATCCCGGAGCGACACCGAGACACCGGCCTCGGACACCGAGGAGTGGCCTTGCTGGCGGCGCATTGTGAACAGGTGCCGCGCCTGCATGGCTACGGCTTGCTCAAGCCCCTTTGGCAACGTCGACCAACCCGCGGTGATGACCAGCTTGATCGCGCCGGGGGCGACGCTCAAGGCCGTCGCTAATGGCTTGAGCCGGACGAAGCCGGCCCGGGTGTTCAGCGCGTAGTTAGAGCTGTCGACAAGCGTGTCAGCGCCGAAAGTCTCGACGGGGTCGCTGTGAAGCGACGCGACGGCCGTGACGTTCGCCGCATTGGGCCAGATCACGCGGCCGTCTTCATCAATGGATAGGTCCGGCTCCCGGAGCGTGTACGTCCCCGAGGCCAAAGTGCGCGCGCCCGCGTCGTTGGGCGCGTTCCCGATCCACGCCGCGATCTGGTCGTCCGCCACGTCAATCAGCGCCTCAAGCGTCGTATCCTCCGCCGTCCCGGTCAGGTCGGGCATGAGCGTACGGACGCGGGCTGCGGTGATCACGGGCATCGGGGCACCTTGCAGGGGTCGAGGTCTTCGGCTGGGTCATCCGGCCCCAACTGCGCGCCGGGAGCAGTGACCATGCGCCGGGTGCGGTACGACATCCCGGCCACAGCGCGGCCAGTGGCCGCATAGGCGCGCGGGAGGACCGCCGCGAGTGCAGAGCCGGCCAGCGGCGCGGGCGCGGCGCTGGAGGCATCCTGCGCGGTCTGAGAGGTCACCCCGGCCGCGGCGGGGGCTGCGGTCGGGGTGACAGGCATCAACCGCGGATCTCAGAGCAGCGGAACGACACGACGCCGGAGAGGACCGCGCCGGAACCGGCGAAGGTCTTCGTGACGCTGACAGTCTCCAGCGCGTCAACCTCAAGGTCGGCGCCCGAAGCGGTCAGGGTCACGCTGTAAGCGGTCCCCGCGACGAGGTTGCCATGCGCGAGGTTCGTGGTCAGCGTGCCGATCGTGGTGGCGCCGACCTTGATGGTCAGCACGCCGTTGTTGGTGTCGTCGGCGGTCACGGCCGTATCGGGCACGAACATGACCTTCTCCACCAACGCCTTGCCGGGTTGGCTGTTGATGCCGTAGCGGGCGACTTCGTTGGCGCCAGCGGCGGCGCTGCCGATCTTCGGGCAGTCGATCTGGTGAAACACGGGGGCAGACATTGAGCACCTCAAGAGGGGAAAGAGTGGGGTGAACCGAGCGCACCGCCGGCCGGTGAGGCAAGGACGAACCCCGCCCCACCGACCGGGTTGGGGTCAGCTCGCGTCGAATCCCACGACCACGTTGACCGTGGACGTGGACGACAGCGCGCCAGAGTGGTCCGGGCTCTCGAAGGCATACCGACCCGAAGCGACCAGCGTGCTGGTGTTGTTCAGGATGTTGGTATCGCTCTCCAGGGTCAGGCCCTTGCGGGTGCCGACGACGTAGCTGTCGAGCGCGGCCATCACGATGCTCTGCTTCGTGTTGTTGCCCGGGGTCGCGCTGTGCAGGCCATCGGTGTGGAAGGCGCCGGTCTCCGCGCCGGTCCGACCGAGCGGCCAAGCGCGGATCACGGGCTTGCCGCCGATGGAGAGCACCTGCCCGGTGAGGATCGTCGCCTGCGGGCCGAACTTCTCCAGGCTCACCACCTCGCTGAGGGTGCTGATGCGGTTCAGGATGTTCTCAAAGCTGGCGAAGATCGCCACGCGCGCCGGGTTCGCGCTCGCGCCGGGGTGCATCTTGCCGTGCATCGCCTGGATCTTGGCGAAGCTGTAGGACGAAGCCATATCGTGCTTCGCGGTGGCGCCGATGTCCATCGCGCGGGCGCGAAGGCCAAGGAACGCCCGGCGGTGGTCCAGCGTGCCGCCGACCGCGCTGCCGCCGCTCGGAGCCGCGACCGGGAACACACCCTCGGGAGCCCACGCGCC